GAATAAGTAAATACATCAAGACCAGAGTCAGAAGATGTATGGAAAGGGTCTGGCAATGGATAATCGCCTAGTGGTTTGCCTTTAGCAACGGTGGCAAGACCGTATGTAAATCTTGTTGGTGTGCCCATTTGTATCTCCTAAAAGTGATGGGTTCACGTCAATTAAGACGTTTAGGATAAGAAAGTGTTACGAGTGATTTTTAATACTAGCTACAGGAGTCATGCGTTTCTTTTTAACGCCAGACAACTGACCGCCTTGATTCTCTACTGCTTGGGTGTTACCGAGACCTTTTGGTGCTTTTGCTTTAGGAGCAGCCATATTACTAGGCTTGTCTTTAACAACTGCATTCTTAGGCTCTTTAATAATTGGATAGTCCATTATTCATTCCTAGTAAGGCGGTGAGGAAAGAAACGTTTTAAGTTCCTAACCCCACCATTATAACATAATCTAGTTCTCTTGTAAAGAACTATTTAGTCATTAAGGACCGTTAACGCCATACACAGCACGTGGGTCTGACCAACCGAAACTATAACGCTCATAGCCTTTAGCTTTAGCATTCATAGTGTCAAAGTCATTGTCTTGGTCAAATGTGATACCAACACGTTCATAGTATTTCATACCATTTTGGATGTTAGTACGCAAGAACCAAGCATGTGGACTTGTGAGGTAATGGTTCATAGTGATACCTTCTGGGATGGCATTAGTTGCCTTCAGAACGTTGATATCGTTATTTGCAGTACCTGATTGGAATACAGACTTCAGAATGCGGTTAGCGTTGTACCATTCTTGACGAGCTACAATCAAAGAACGTGGCATTACGTTAATCAACAAACCACGGTCATTTTGGAAACCCATGATTGCGATTGTTGCATCTTCCAAAGAAGCTTCGGAGAGGTCAACAGACACAGTAGGGGTATTAGCAAAAGTACCACCAGAAGTATTTGGATGAGCTGTAGAGCACAAAGGTTGAGCATCACCACCTGTGTAGGTAGCATTGAACGCACGATTGTAAACGTTAGCACCAATATTTTCTTTGGTTTGACGGAAAGACATAGCTAAAGCAGCAGCACGACGCTTAGAAACTTGCTCATACAAATTGTCATCCAACTCTTCTTTAGTTACGATGTAACCAAGAGCGTATGCAACGTGTGTGTAGCGAGTTACGAAACCTTGAACTTCTGAATCATACTGAACGCCTTGACCTTCAGATTTAACAGGAGCAAGACCAAATCCAGTTAACTGAACGTCTTCCTCGTAGTTTTGATGTGAAGTATCTTTGTCGAACAAGTGAATATATTCTTCAGGATGTTCGTCGTAAGTTTGACCCCACCAAGCTTTAACACCAGGCCATAGGGCCTTTGGGTGAGTACCAGTTGTAATTACACCAGCCATTTTTTATTCTCCTATTAAGCGCCGAAGGCTTGTAAATATTGGTGTTTATTAAACTTCACCAAAACGTTATTGTAAGCACCAGGAACATTGCTTGGCTCTTGGTAGAGACCAACAACTTGGAACATGGAAGCTGCAGTAGCAGAGCTATCGCAAGTTACATAAGTGCTTGAGAAAGGTGAAGACTGGGCCAATGTTGAAGTCTGGTCAGCAGTGATTGTTGGAACTGCAGTAGCACCAACTTTAGCATCTGCAGAAGCGTTAGCTTGAACAGAGTAAATTACAGCAGGGTCAGTGATAACATAAACATAGGTATATGAACCAGATGATAAACCAATCCAGAGTTGTGCTAAGTTTAAGTTAGTACCTTGCAATGAAACACCTGGGTTAGCTACACGAATGGAAGCAATAACACCTAGTGGAACGGAAGCAGCTACAGCTTTAGTAACGAGTGGAACACCATTAGCATCATTACCGACAGCAGACTTCACAACATCGCCAATAGCGTATGTGTTGGATGCGTCGTTAGCGATAGCGTAAAGTACGCCTTGCTCGTTAAAGGGTGCACCAGTGATTGTGCCAACTGGCGACAATCCTGTTACGGCATTTACGTTTGCCATTTTTTTTCCTTAATTAGAAAGTTTTAAAATTTAATACCAGCATTGTAGAAACCTGTGGAGTCTACGCCAGGTGTATTACCACCACGGATTGCTGCATCGGTTTTGTCGTTACGCTCTTGTAATTGACGTTGGTCTTCAAGCCACCACTCTTCTTTGATTTTCATCAAATAAGCATACATTGGGTCGCCCTTCTCACCAGCCCCTACTAAGAACCTAACCTTATCTCCTACATCGGTGTTACGTGATGTAACATTATCCGTAACGCCACCTACCTCGCTAGGGTGAACAAACTCATAACCGTTTTCAGTGGCATTCTGGATGCGCCCAGGCGTGTCATTGAAAATATGCAAGTGATACCCTTCAATTTGGTTTCCTACTTGCAGCTTACCTTGAGTCCCATTAAATACGCCTTTTTTACGTTCACGTGGACGCTCTACCTTAGTAGACTCTGGTACAGCTTTAACTTCTTTTTTAATTTCAGTCATGTTCTTTCTCCCTTAATCCCATTCATATTCTGCAACATAAGCTTCTTTGGTCATAAGACCTTGCTTAACGAATTTATCACAAGCTGCTTTAGCTTCTGCAGGTAAGTTGTTGTAAGATTTCTTTCCAGTGCCCACTGATGGTCTAGCTGTCCCATTAGAGGAGCCTTCCATCGGATTCTGTACTCGTTTCTTACCAAACTTCTCTGGTAGCATTGCTGTAAGTTCCTCATCTAGTTTATCCAAGAAGGCTTGACCGTTAAGGCTAGGGTTCTCACGACGGAGTTCAACACCTAATCCATTAGCAATACCAGTCATTCTTGTATCTTTACCAAACCAGTCATTCTTCTCAATCCATGTATTTAAGATTGGGTCAGTAGTGACTTGTGGAACTTCTTTAGCTTTTTCTTCAGCTTCTTTTAAGTCTTGTTTTGCTTCTAGACGCTCTTCTTTAATAGCATCCATGGCATCGTCAATCGCTATTGCTCTGTCACCATCGCCTTGCGTAATTGCTTCACGCTTAGCTTGCTTCAGATTCTCTAGCTGACTTTCCAAGTCTTTGGTCTTTCGCTCAAATTGTTGCTTTTGAAACTCACGAAACTCTTTAGCAGTTTCACGTGCTTCTTCAGCCATCTTTTTAGCTTCACCTAATTCTTTAAGCAGTTTCTCATTGTTCTTACGAAGGATTGGCATAATCTCTTTGCCACGACGTACAAACGTCTCAGCATCAACCCAATCGCTCTCAGAGCCACGGAACTCATCTGCTGCTACCCAGCCCTGCGCCCTTGCTTCGGACTCGTACTGAGGGGCTTCTGGAGCGTCCTGTGGTGCTTCTTGTTGTGTTACTTCACTCATGGTTTTCTTCCCTGTGCTAGATGTGGGTCAATCAACTTCATGTCATCATCTAATTTACATACTAAGTTGTCGTAGTTAATCATTCGATAATCCACGCCATCTTTACCTTTGTACATCAAGCCAGCATACTTAGCGTAGCCAACTCTCATACCTACTGAAACAACACCGTCTGGAACTTCTTCACCTAAGGCAATAATCTCACCTGTAGTATTTGAAAGCTGTTCTCGCTCGCTGGTCTCTGCGGTAGAGATAATGATTCCACTTGCTGTCTTTTCTTCCACTTCGAGAGGCTTAATTAAAATCCTATCAAATACTGGAGTAATGCCAGACACATTAGTCATCCTTCTTCTCCGTTACTGAATTCATTAACTCGTTGTAGTCTAAAGCTAGAATAGCTGTACATGCTGCTGCTCTTCCACGAATACTCGCATCGTCTTCGGTTCCTGCTAACAACATTTCTTTTAACCACTCTCTGTCGTTGTGTATTGCCCTCATAAAGGCTTGTGTTACACGGCTTGCTTTCCATTCATTAAACTCAGGCTCTGTTACTACAATAGCCATACTACCTCCTTGTTACATCTCTGGTTTTTGTTCCTCTACCTGTGTAGGTTGAGACATATCATTCATGTGCTTTTCGAGGTCCATCATGGCTCGTAAAGCAGATTGAATTCCTTCATTGTGTGCTTTGGCTGCTCCAATTTGAGCATCTAGCATCGCAATATCATGACCAGTTTTCACACCACCTGCTTGTTCTACGGCAAGGATAGCGTCTGCTTCTAACTTGTGAATCTTAGCTTGGTTGATTTCAACATCCTTCATAAGCTTCATCATGCCTAGTTTGAACTGCATTTGCATGTCGGCTTGTTTAGTTTGCATCTTCATTTGTTCAATCTGTACCTTCTCAGATGGTCCTGGCTTAATAGCGTTAGGGCCACGTGGGTCTGGTAAGATTTGTTCAATGTTGTTTACCTTCATTGCTCTGAGGTAGTTCTTCTGAACTTCATACATATTCATACCAGGGGTTGTGCTTGCTAACTGAAGCAAGGCAGAGGCCTGTTGAATACGTTGTGTGTCTGAAACAATGTTAGGGTCTGCTGCAGGACGTACATCAGATACAGGACCTGAGAAATCATCAGCATCAATAAAGTTTTGACCTTGGTCGCTATTGTAGTTTTCAATACCTTGTAGGTACAGTTGGTTCAAGCGATACAACTTACGGAATTCATCTTTAAGACTACGGTAGGTACGTTTAAAGATACCAGAGAAAATCTTCATTCCTTGTTCTGCCATTGTCCTTGTAGTCTCAGCAGCAGTATTCTGACCTGGGTTTTGACCAGACAAGATGTCAACCGAGCCACCAATACGCTCACCGTAGTTGATAAGCATACTAAGCAATGTAAACAGAACTTGAGAAGGCTCTCTAACAGGTAAAGGCATGATACCTTTACGCAGGTCATCGCCTGTCGTATCGACATGCTTCCACTCTAAAGGTGCAAAGTTGTAGTTACCGCCTCTGAGCTTGATTCCACGACTGAGGAAGCCACCTGCGGTATTGGCCATCGTGCCTGTGTCAATAAGCTGGTTGAGAAGGGTATCGATACTCTGATTAAGTGGTCCAAGAAGACTTCCGAAACCGAGGTCATAGAATCCACCATCAGGTGAGGGAATGAAAGGGAACTTAGTAAAGTACGTTTCTGCTTTGATGGAGAGGACATTACCTTTTTCATCTCTTTCAATAGAAGTGTCAAAGTAGCGAGCTACAATGCGGAGAACTTGTTTAGTATCACGACGCATCCAGATGATGTACGGCTCAGCGTAGCCATCACCGTCAAAGTCAATGAAGGTATGTTGTTCTAGGATTTCGTAAGGAGTGCTATCGTCAATAGAATCAGGAGCAGTCATGCCCTGAGCTTTGTTCTGAGCCAAAGTCATGTTTGACTGAGGAACAGCAGCAGGACGGCCTTCCTTCATCTCAGACCATAAGCCACGAGCTACACGCTCATAGATGTCGTTCTTAGATAGGTATTGGATTTGGGTAATGCGTGGGGACGTATCTAAATGCTTAGTCCAATAGTTTACGACAAAGTCTTTAGCAAGGATATGCTCAGAGACGTTGTACTTTAGGATTGGGTCAAAGTAAGATTTCTTAAAGGCACAACCTACAATAGGCTGAGAGATAAGAACTCTATCCATCTCTGATTCCCAAGTAGTGTCTTCTTCAAGAATCTGGTAAGACATGAACTGGCTTACACGATGAGCACGTTGCTCTTTAGCACCTGTAGGGTCGTCACCGATTACACGACACTGTACGGGAGTCTCCCCGTTAATAAGTACGGGATAACTGCGAGCATGAAACTGCAAAGCAGCAATAGTAATAAGCGGAAATTTGACATTGGACGCTCCAGGCCAAGGAAAAGACTTAGCTTCAGCTACCTGAAGAGCTAACTTCATAGCATCTTCAGTACGTTTTTCCCAAGCAGAACGAGACTCCAAATCAGCTTGAAATCCTTTGTAGACGTTGTAGCTAATAGTATTGAGGTCAGCCTCTTCCAAAATATCAGCGATATTTGGTAGAGAGACAATCTCATCTAAGTTAAGTTCGGTATTTAGTTTCATTAATATCCTGTAACAGCGTTTCGTCCAGCTTGGTCATACCCATAATCATGTAGGGCAACCCTGTATTCTTCTTCATCGACTTCACTTTGAGTAGCAGCTACTTGCATCTGGTTTAAGAGTAAACCAATGTAGGCCCAAGCGTCGACCTGGTCATCGTGTCTATCTCTAGGGAAACGCAATAGCTCATCTTCAAATGTTTGATACCAATCAGCAGAGGTGTCAAATTTAACGGCTCCTGCTCTCATACGAGCTTGCATTGACCTTGCACGACTCAACTTATCACCAGACGGCTTGAGTAAAACTAAGTTGATAAATGTGTCCTGCTTCATCATTGCTTCGTTAAGGTATGGTCCGATAGACTTCTGGATTGTACCTGCCTCGATTCCAAACAACTCAGGGTTGTAAGTTCGCTGGAGGGCAAGAATGGTTTCCACAATCTGCATCGCATCCATCCTGTCACGGATGATGTTCACACACTGCAAGTGCTGATTTTCATCCATCCCTGCCACAGCAAAAACACTGTAATCACTATGTTGCCTTTGACTAATAGCTAAGTCAGCAGCAATGTAGTAATTTAAATTCTTTTTTCTATCTTCGTCTTTAAGTGGTGAGAAGTCACTCTTCTTAAAGAATCCGTTAGCATCATCAAGAGGTACGTTGAGCATCTCTTGAGAATATACGTCAGCCAACCCTTGTGCGACGTATTGAGCTTTACGCTCTTCTAAAGCTTTCTTGTTCCATCGAGCAGGCCACAGTATCTTACTAAAGTCATCTGTGTGTGCTCTGTACTTAATGGACAACCAAGAAGTCTTGTAATTTGTAAACTGCTTTAAATCTTCAGTAATAAGATTCTTTAAAGCTTTAGTGCCTAGTGAGGCTAGTTGGGACTCAGGCATCAACCTTTCAAGAAGGGAGTCTAAGTGCAAAATAGTACCTACTATGCGAATCTTACCTGTAACTGACAGGGCAGGGATAAGAGCTGAGTAGAACCATCTACGAAGCTTTTCACGTCTATCCTTGTTTAGAACCTGTTCATCAGATTCCATATCGTCACAGATGATTAAGTCTGGACGTTTGTTCAACCATTTCAAGCCACGAAGCTTTTGTTCAGAACCTTTAGCTTGGATTCTAAATGTATGACCATCATCGAATTTACCTATTATATCATCTTCGGTTTGCTTTGTCAACTCAATGTTACCAAATAAACCATGTATATCGTCATTGTCCCTGAGTTCCTTAATAATATCACCTAAGAACAAACCAGCTTGCGAGAAGCTGTCTGAGACAATCAAGACATACTTAGACCTACGAAATAGTACTTCTGCAAGACAATATGCGTAAGTGACGGCAGTAGATTTACCATGAC